AGAAAGTCCTATGATTGAATTGGAAGAAGAACCAGAATTAAATACACCTAAACGTTCGAGTGGAGATAAGAAGTATGTTGTCTATGTTAGAAACCCTGACACAGGTAATATCAAAAAGATTGAGTTCGGTGATGAGAAAGGTGGGCTTACTGCTAAAATCAATGATAGAGACGCAGCTAAGAATTTCGCAAGCAGACACAATTGCGATACTAAAACAGATAAAATGTCTGCAGGATACTGGGCCTGTCGATTACCTAAGTATGCAAAGGAACTTGGTCTCAAGGGAGGTGGTAGTTATTTCTGGTAAGCCATATACGGATATTGGTGATATTCGTACATTTGATATTAATGAAGATCAGGCAGAGTTTGTTTGGCACAGAGATAAAGAAGACCGCATGGTTGAAGTTATATCAGGAAATGGTTGGCAATTTCAACCAGAAAATTGTTTACCATTGTTATTAGAACCAGGAATAAGATTTAAGATCGAAGAAGGTGAATACCATCGTTTGATTAAAGGCATTGATAATTTACAGATTCGGATAACGAAACTGTTATAAATAAACATAGAACATATAATAATAGGAATAAGGAATGGCTGACGGAAGTTTTAAATTAGTTGATATGGACGATAAGAGCTATAAAAACGCTTTAAAGCTTGCCAAGAGTGCAAAGCTTAATCCGTTTACTAAAAAGACATCAACAGGAATGGAATTGAGTGTCTTTGGTAGTAATAGAGATATAATGAAATTTTTAAAGTCATTACCAGAACAATACACAGGGGAAAATAAAATGCCTAGTTGGAAAGAAATTATCGAGAGCAAAATCGAAGAAAAGATTATGGCTCGTTTACAAAACGAAGAAGATTCTGAATATCAAGAATTCTTCAAAAAAGCATTAAAAAAGTTTGGAGTCGAAAGTCCAGCAGAACTTGAAAGCGATGAGAAGAAAAAAGAATTCTTTGATTACGTAGACAAGAACTGGAAAGGAGACAACGAAAAGGCCGAGGATACTGAAGCTTCAGATACTCTTGAGCCAAAGAAAAAGAAATTAGCTGCCAGTAATTGCGGTAGTTAATTCTATTATATAATAGGAGTAAATTATGTTTTTGATTGATTGGATTAAAGGCTTATTTTGTAAAGATGAAACTCCTGCTAAAGTAGACCCAGTAAAGGAGCCAAAGAAGGCTGCTGTTGCTAAAGGTCCTAAGGTTACTAAAGCTGCGTTAGGTAAACTAACAAAAGCTGACCTTGAGACAGAAGGTCGTAAAGCAGGTATTGAACTTGACAAAAGAAAAAAGAAAGCCGAATTAGTTGATGAACTTTATAAAGTTTTAAAATAATAAATTAGGAGAATAACAATGGCACTATGGGGAAAAACAGACGCTGCAGCTAGCGTACCAAAGTGGCTCGAAACTGCCGCAGGCAATACTAATAAGTCAAACGACGAAGACAATGCAGTCTTTGTTGACTTAACAGAAGCAGGCGTCGCAGCTAACAGAGCTAAAGGTCTTAAAGGACCAGGTTGGTGGTTATATCATACAGCCAATGGCCGTCACTTCGCGGAATGCTTAGTTCCGATGAAAGTATCAGCAGCTAATGCTGGTGACTTAGGTGTAGACGGTACAGGTGATGATACAGTTGTAGCTGACGCTTAACTTTAAATAGTTAGCCTTTTATTGTTATGAATTTGACAGAATCAACCTTTCTGCTTTACGCGATGAAACACTATGACAATCCTCAGTGTACTGAGTTGTCAGAGTTCGAAGAAGATATAAAGAGATTTCAATATCTCCGTAAACTTCTGAGTCGTTATAGACAAGATGACGAATTAAAAGAAAGGTTAATTCTGAACCATCTCATTGTAATATTCAATGTGTTTGGACAGGCGGCAACAAATATGTTATTTATGCGGTTGCATGAATATCACGAATATTTAAAACCATTCGTAGAGTATTTGAATTTTATGCCAGAAGTATTAGTATATGATGAAATTGGAATAAGCTCAGAGTCAATAACTGGTGATGAGTTTATAATACAAAGGTTGAGGGAAATTTAAATGGTAGTAGATTTATTCTTAGTATACTCATTTATCAAAAGGTTGGTGACACCCTTTAATAAGTGGGCTGCATATAAAGAAGGGATTATTGATGATAAGGGTAATATCCTAATCAAACGTAAGGACTTCTCGAAGAATGCGCAGAAAGCGGCGTTTGGTAACTTTGACCAAATGATTCTTAATCTGAAGAAACTACTTGCTAAACTTCCTGGCGGTCAAACTAAGTTAGCATCATATGCATCAGCTTTATGGTTGATACGTGAACAACAAAGAGTTGAAGCCACAAACTATTTAACAGAAGAATCGGTTGAAGAAGATATAGAAAAATCTTTGGAACGATTCGTTGAAGAAAATGGTTCTTTAATTGCTGAAGCAGCAAAACGAGAAATCGAAGAAGAACCTACGAATAATGTCGGCGGTGGAAATATTGCCGGCTTAGGAGTAGGTCCTGATGGAGAACCAGGAGTTTCTAAAAAGAATCAAAAGAAACACAAGAAGCGTATTCGAGATATTATGGGTACGGTTAATGTTAAAGAAGATGCTGTTGCTCAAGCTCAATTAAAAGCAAGACAAGCATCTGAACTTGACTTGATGAAAGATCGTCAAGACAAAGAAAAAGAAAGAATTAAACTAAAGCACGCTTCGGAGGCTGAAAGACAAAAAGCTCAAGACGAAGTCGAAAAAGAGCGTGAGAAACGTAAACAAGAACGCGATAAAGAGCGTGCTGCAGCAAAACAACAAATGGGATCAGCTGCTGGTTAATTAAAGGAAAAGATATGAAATCATTTAATGCATGGGAACAAGAACAATTAGACGAAGGTAAAGTTACCGTTGCCAAACTAAAAGTTGGAACAACTGTAACACCTATGTGGAAAGGCCGTAGTGCAAAGAACTATGGTATTTCAGGATTGCCTGTTTATGACGGAAAAGTAAAGGTTCTCGGAATGGGAATTGTTCCTTTTGGTAAAAAGGCAGAAAAGAGACATGTAATCGGAAGAGATTACAAAGACGTTCAAGCCAAGTACAAAGAAATTTGGAATACGGAAGAAATCCGTTATGGTCGTTTTTGGAATGCTCAACATCGCATGAAAACTTTCTTTCAAACAATCTCATCAGAAGATAAGAAAATCAAACCAGGATTTGTATGTTGGATTTGGGAAGTAGTAGATGGACCTGATAAAGGTAAAATCCATTATTGCTTTATTGATTCTGATGACAGATGGGCAATTTCATTTATGAACAAGTCCGCTGAATTTGAAATGATTAGTTAATAACTATGCCTAGTTATGATAAGGTACTTGAATTAGCAGAAGTACTTAAATTTGATTCTGATAATGTCATTAAGAAAGTAACACTTAATGTTAAAACTTATGATGTATCAGTAGGAAGTTCAATATATTCGGTACAGCCTATGGTTGCTAATTTAACAGCTGAAGATCGTGCAAATACAGAAGTAACGAAAGTAACCACAGCAGACACCGCAGTTAATATTGGTTTGTGGGGATATGAATATGCAGGCGGCGATGATTATTATAATAACGTTATCAATTCTGCCAATAGTGCGATAGACAAAGTGGCAAGCCTTTTAGAATTTCAAGGTACATCCACTGTTGACATAACAACGTTAACATAGAGAGGAACAAAATGTTTTTTAGAGATACAAAATTAGACAGAGAAGCTGTCTTTGAACAATTAAAAATAGACGAGGGTGTGGTGTATGAAATCTATCACGATCACCTGGGATACCCTACTTTCGGAGTTGGCCACTTGGTACTCGAATCCGATGCTGAATTCGGCGCTGCTGTCGGAACTCCAGTTGATGAAGAACGAGTTAAGGACTGCTTCGAGCGTGACCTTGACCTCGCCATCTCAGAATGTAATGCTTTATACGAAGATGGGATATTTGAAGATTTACCAGACGAAGTGCAACAGATCCTGGTTAACATGATGTTTAATATGGGTAGAACCAGACTAAGCAAGTTTAAGAAAATGCACGAAGCCATTCTCAAAGGAGATTGGAAAGAAGCCGCTGTTGAGGGTAGAGATTCTCGATGGCACAAACAAGTAACTAATCGAGCAGAGAGATTAATGGCTCGTTTAGAGAATGTATAAATAAATTTACTACAATATAATATGGAGAAGAAACATGCCAGTAAATGATATAATTTCACAAGCGTTAGATAACAATCCGTTAAACCTTAAAAAGGCTTTTGACGATGAGATGACATCTCGAGTAAGAACTGCGTTAAATCAGAAGTACCAAGATATGACTGATGAAAATCCAGCAGTTGCAGAAGTTGAAACAATGGCAGGATTAGCCGCAGAACCTGAAGTAGCCGCAGAACCTGAAGTAGCCGCAGAGCCTGAAGGTATTGAAGGAATCGTAGCCGATGAAGTTGATGTCCATTCAGGACAACAAGTAGAGTCAGTAGAAGAACCTACCGAAGAACAGTAAAATGTTTAACCAATTATTCATAGGAATTATATTGGTTCTCGGTTTAGGTGGTTATTGGCTATATAACGAAAACGTAACTCTTAAAGAGAACGCCATTAAATTGGAGTCTGCTGTTGCTGAACAAAAAGCAACTATGGCTGCAATGCAAGAATCTTATGAGAGACAAGGTCAATCGTTATCCAACTTACAACGTAATTACAATGTAATAGAACAAGAGAAAGATCAGTATCTTGCGATATTTAGTAAACACAATTTTGATAAACTCGCAACCGCGAAACCTGGCCTTATGGAATTAAGATTCAATAATGGTACCCAGGCAGTATTTGAGGACATAGAGAATGACAGTAAAGCTATTAGCAACCTTGACTCTCCTGACGTTCCTTAGCGGTTGTAGTACCTTACAAAATGTATTTGGTACTAAACAAGTTGAGATCGTAACAAAACCAGTCAAGATAGAAATTATCCAACCTACGTTACCTCGTCCTATTGATTTAGCAAATCCAAAGTGGTATGTTGTATCAGAAGCAATCATTACGAATCCTTGTAAAGGTCTACCTACGGGTGAGATAGATGACGATGGAAAACCTAAAACCAAAAGGCCGAAGGATTGTACCTTAGAAGAAAGAGAACATCCAGATTGGCCTGTAGGATATACATACCTAGATCGTTTCCTAGATGAAATGAAAAAGAAAAATAATGGTGATGTTGTATTTGTGGCAATGACGGTTGGTGATTATAAAATGATGTCCCAGAACACTCAAGAGTTAAGAAGATACATTCGTGAACTCGGAGAAGTCATAGTTTATTACAGAAATGTAACGATTGATGACGAACCTGCTGCAGGTCTTGCAGTGGAGAAAAAATAAAACTACTTTATTTTCAGAATGTCATTATTTAGGTCAGGTTAGTTATAAATATCCATTGACTAATAATGGATTTTGTGATATAATAATTCCACAATGGATACCAAGCCTATGAGCGATATAGATCAGAATCTTTCTGGTGTAAAAACCGATGTTGCGTTAATCAAAAAAGACATCAAACAAATAGAGAAGTTTTTCTCTAAGTACGAGTACATCATCGAAAAGTCAGGTGAACGCGATAAGCGTATTGCCGTTCAACACGAGATACTTAACGGTGTTGCAGACAAGATAGAAAATCTTGACATTAAAATAGAACAAACCAAATTTGATACAGCAAAGGATTTGGCAATAGTTCACGACAGATTAGAACAGTATAGAGCTTCTTCAAGAGAAGATCATCAAAGACTATCTGATAACAACGCAGCTCATCG